ACGCGCTTCGAGTCATTGCCAAAATCGTGATTGACCAGCACAAACGGCGTTCCGAATTTTTCGGTAAATGTGTTCCAAAAGCGCTGCACGTTGCGCTTGAAAAACTGCGCCCACCACACTTTCGCCAAAACTGCCGTGCCGTATGGATTCTGGTATGTGGCGCGGTGCTGCACGGTGAGAAAGCGATATTCGGGCAGTTCTACGCCTTCCAGCATGGATTCTTTCGTTTTGAGGCGCAATGTTGCGGTATTATCAAACACAAACCACTCGACAGGTTTGCCAACGACCGCGCTCGGCAGCACAAGCCCATTCCGCACTTCCCACATCACTTCGAGAGGCTGAAAGCCGTAGAGCGGCGCATCAAGCATCTGCTCAAGCACAGTGTAGATGTCAAGGCGCTCAAAACACTCTTGCACCCGCCCCAGCAGTGCATCTTTCTTGTCCGTTGGTTGTAGCGTCCATTCCAGCGAAAGAACGCCTGACTTGCGCGATTGCTCGCACGATGCAGTATGCGGGTCGTAGAGCAGTTCGCGGTAATCTGCAATGTTCTTTCCCGCTTTCTTGAGAACGGTGTCAGGGTTCGGCAAGTGATTCCACAGCGATTGAAACCACTGCACGGCTTCGCGTGTGGCTATTTCGGGCTTGGTGAGGTTTTGGGTGTTCATAGTAGTTTCGTTAGTGATTGTGCGTGTTCGTATGAATCGCGCCCATTGTCCCATTCAACGTACACAGCATCAGAATAGAGGTGTAGCGGAAAAAGTCTGTCTTTGATTGTTCCTTTCAGTAAGATTGATTGTTTCTGGTCTGGCAGATACAACCTCATTTGAACTCGTGTTCCAAGTTTACATTCGCTTTTTTTCATTTTGCTCGGAATAAAAAGTTTGTTAATCGCCGGGCATACTGACTGAGCGGCGGCGTGTGCTGCGAGATGCGGACGACGACGGAAAAACCCACTCGGTTGCGGATTTCGATTGCTTCCATGCCGAAACGCATAGCACAAACGCATCTGCGCGGTCAGGGCTGCGTTTTAATCGCTTTTTGATGTTGTCCTTCGCCTCGACTGACAAACGCCCGTCTGTGGGCTTGTAATACGTGTTGTCAAATTCCTCGTAGAGCATTTCGTCCGCAGCAATCCAAATCTCCGGCTTTTTGCCCGCTTGCACTGCCAGCGCGGAATTTTGAATGAGTTCCCGTGCGTGGAAATACATCTGAGCGCGGCGGTTGTCGTACTTGTTGCTGGAGGATTGATACTGCTCATCGCGTGGTTTCTCACCAAACATCACGGGCTGAATGGTGTGATTGAACGCCTCTTGCAGCCTGTCGGCAACGCCTTTTCCGACCGCCGCAGCATCAATGCAAACTTTTCCGTTTCGGTGATGGACGCTGCGGCAGATGTCGTACAGCCGCTCGACTTGGCGCATGGTATCGTATTCCGAAAATGCGCTGTGCAAGAAAAATGCACCGCTTCGAGTTGCGGCGTACACCACGGTTTCGTCTGGTTTTCCCAAACCTACGTCAATGCCGAGCGCAATCACGTCATCGTCGGGCTTTTCATCGGAGAAAATGCGCTCAAGGTCGCTTGGAACAATGATTTTGAAATCTGCTTCCTCGACGTTCCAATCGCCATAGCGCAACATCTTGAGCATCGAATCCGACATCTGCGAAAAGGCGCGAGACAAGTAGCGCTGCGGCAGTAGCGGGTTATTGTCCGGGAGTGCCGCGATGTACACGTGCGTTCCGTCCTTCACCCGTGATTTTTCTTCGACAAATACCCTCTTGAGCCAATTTTTGCCCGGAACGGGATTGCTCGTCATGTAAATAAATCCTGAGAGCGTCTCGCCTGTGGCAATGCTGTACGCATCATGCCGTAGCAGCGACGGGAGCAATTCGTAAAATGGCTCATCGAACTGACTGGTTTCGTCCACAAAAGTTACGGTCACTTCCAAGCCGCGCAATTTTTGATAATCGTGGTCAGTGCTGTGGTCGGCGGCATGAAACCAAATTTCGTTGCCGTTCACGCAGTACCAGACCGATTCCGTTTGACGCACGATAAGTTCGGGCGGAAACATCTTGAGAAAACTCTGCTTGGTTGTGTCGTGCAAATCGGTGTAATTCCGCCGCATGACTGCGTAGCGCCCACCTGTGTAATGCGTTACGAGGTGCTGCATAATCCGCACCCCTGTTCCCGTCTTGCTTCCGCCTTTTGCGCCGCCAAACAGCACGTAAAGCGTTTCCTCTGCCAAACAGGCTTGAAGCGCTTCATAGCCCTGTTTTGTAATAGCTTGATATTTCTGTTGCTTTCGTGAAAGCGCCCTCGCATCAGCTTCGCTTGCTACGACGTGGAGCATTTTGAGCGCGGCGGCTTGCTGCTTTTTTCGTCGCAGAATCTCGGCTGTTACTTGCGTTTGGTGCGGTGGTGTTTTCGACGTTACCAAAAACGGATTCGAGACTTTCGCCTGCTGCCAGCCTAGTAAGTTGCTCATCAGTCGCTTGGGTTAAATCGTAGGTTTGCAGTGTGCCGGTTACGCGGGTCGGTTTGTCCAATCCAACGAGCCGCGCCCGCCGCTCCATGACAAACAGAACACCTTCCAAAAAGCGCGGGTTGCCGTCCCGTGTTTCCTCTTTTGCTTCTTTCTCGCCAACCGATGTGCCTTGCCGCTCACGGACTGCTGCCAGCGTGTTCTTTCGTGGCTGCTGTGAGCGTTTCCATGCTGCCCAGTATTCTCGCTCCAACAGTTCTAACTTGGCAAGTTCCTGTGCGACGTGTTCATCGTATGCGATGTTTGCACCCGAAGCCCACCGTTTTTTAACTTCACGCAGGTCGTAGCTGATTTGTTGCTGCGTAAGATTCAAGTGGTCTGCAATTGCAGATTGTTTCATGCCTTGAAGCCGCATCTCGGCTATGGTTTCAAGGTCTTTTAGGCGCTGGTCAGGGGTGCGCTTTTTTCGGCTTTTACTAACAGATTCCGTTTTCGGCGGTGAATCCGCAGCAGCCTTGTTTTTGTGCGGCTTGGCAGAATTTTTTGCCATGATTCTTTACATTTTCTATTTGTGCTATGTGTTTGTAAGAGCAAAATTTTTCTTTTTCACTCCAAGCGAATTTTAGCGTAAAAACCGCTTCAATGCTGCGCGTTTCCACTTTTCGACGTGCGTTCTATACTTGTTTTTAGACCGTCTAAGCAACGATTATCGTTTTGCATATCGTACTATACCTCAAAAACGGTGATTTTATGCGCTCTATTCGCACTTAGCGAAATTTCGCTAACTGTCAAATCAAGTATTCATGCGGTGTTGCAAAAAAAAATCTTTCAAAACCCGCATGAAACCTCACTTTTTACTTGCATCAAAGTACAAAAAATGTTAGTTTGCATTTGTTAATTAAGTTATTGTTTATCAAATACTTATATCGAAATATATGTCTCAGCGTATGGCAATTTTCGACAGCGAACTAAATCTTTTTCGTTTCGCTTATTCATATGAAACTCCAACACTTTCGATTGATTTTCAGAAGTACAAAGTGTTGCTGGAAAAAGAACTAAGCAAGCATTCCGCTCTTCTGAGTGATGAGCGAGACTCTATTCAAAGTCAATGTATTCTTGCAGCATTACAATAGTCGCTTCCAAAAAACGGCAACACCACAACTAAGCAACAACCGTTGCCGTTTTTTTTTTCACGAGGTATCAGCCATGAGTACAGCACTCACAATCACAACCAACACGCAAAAAAACCGCGTGTATCTGAATGTCAAGCGCGAAAACATCTGGATTACGCGCCCCACCGAAGAGCAGATGACAATGCTCCGTTCTAAGACACTTGACGATGTGCAAGTGATTCGCTTCCGCACCGAAAAGCAGCGCACCTTGTACTATCTGCAATGCGAAGATTATAGCAGCCTTGTAACAGCCGAACAAGCAAGCCTCGTTCTTTACGCTCAAAAACGCATTAGCTTTGACGAACTGTCGAAACTCAAAAAACCTGCGGACGTTGAAAAAATCGTCAATCTCCGCACCGTTCAGCAAGTTCCTTATTGGATTGAAACCTTCAACGAGAATGACGAACCCGTCAGCGCTGCAAAAGCAAAATGGTACGTGGTCAAATTCAAAGAACATTACCTTTCCAAACACGTGAGCCGCGCCGATGCTCAAAAAGCAATCAAGATGCTCACCGAACTTGGGCAGCCACAAGTCAATGCCGGGCTTATCAGTTTCACCGAATCCAAGTTCACTATCCTTGCTACCAACTGGCGCGACCTCAATCCTTGCACTGAGTTCGTGTGCTTTCTGGAAGGTACAATGCCGCGCACTCAATTCGAGAATACCTGCACAGCGCTTGTGCCTTACACGCCCTTGCTGCCTGTAACGCATCAAGCCCAAAAAAGCAAACGCAAAAAATCTTCCAAACCCAAAACTGAAAAAAGCCCCAAAGCGCGTAAAATCTCACCTCAGCCTAAAAAGCAACAAGCAAAACCCGCAGCATCCGCGCCCAAAGCCACAACCAAACGCAAAAAGTAAGATGATAATCCACACCAGTTATTTCGCAAAGGCGGGGCAGTTGCCCCGCCACATTATTCCGGTTGCCATTTGCCTCAAGCCCCCGCATTGGTTCAAGTGTTTCAACTATACACCGCTTGCGCCGACCGAGCGTATCTTTCAGCGCCCCGAAGCGGAATATGTCCCGCTTTTCCTTGAGCATCTCTCAAAACTTAGCGCGACGGCAGTTTGGAAAGACTTGCATACTATCAGCAACGGGCAAGATGTGGCGCTGCTTTGCTACGAAAACCTTGAAAAATTTTGTCATCGTCATCTTGTCGCAAAATGGCTTTCAGAACAGCTTGATATTTCGGTGCGCGAGTACGTGTACACCGCACCACAACTACCTTCCGACAACCTGACACTTTTTTGAATCATGCCAACCAAAACGAAAATCGCTCTTGAGCATTTCCGCGCCGGACGGCTGCAAGAGGCGCTGTCGCTCTTCTCCACCTTTCGCATGGGCTTTAGCTGCGAGGAACGGGCAGTTATCACACGAGCGCATGAGATTGTAAGCGGTAATGCGGACTTTTACGCGCAACTTGGTATGAATACAACGCAGATTGTAAGCGACGCACGGCGTATCATTGAAGCGCATTATCCATAACCTTTCCGTCCTTTTTCAGCCATGCCGCAAGCGCTGTTTCCACATCTGGGAACAGCGTTTTGCTTTGGTATATCAGCTTGTGCTTATAGTTCCCTTCCTTCATATCCTCACGTTTGGCAAGGTCGAACAAGCCGCGATACTTCATACTCACAGGGTTGTTCGTCAGCACCCGCGTAGTAAAACCTGAGTGTTCCCACATTGTTTTGTCGTTCACCATGCGGAGAACAGTTTCCGTGCAGCACAGGTACAGCATGAGTTTGGAAAGGCGCTTGTAGCGGCTCGTCGGCGCTGCGGGGTCAGAGACAATGAGTACAAGGTCAGTACCGAATTTCACGCCGCTTTCCAACACCAACAAACCCGCAATCTTACCATCTACCAGCACCAAAAACGGCGTTCCCATGTTGCCCATTTCTGCCTTCTTTACCCACATCATGCGGTAGTGGTTGCCCACGTTGCCGCTCACGGGAACAATGTCTATGCGGGTTTGCAGCGTAATTTCCTCAGTTTCGGTGATGATTGGATAATGTACAACCTCTTCCTTAATCGGCTGAAACCGTCCGCAAAACCGCTCCGATGCTTGATTCACGTACACGCAATAGTAACCGTGCCACTTGTATTGATACCGAAAAACGTCCGTGTAGCCCGTAGGCGGTTCGGGAAGCGGGTTGTTTGTGCGGTAATACACTGTTGCGCCCTTCTCGCAAAGTTCCTGTAAATGGCGCTGTTTCACATCATCGGTCATCTCAGTATAACACGGCTCGGTGAAGTCAAACGTGGCTGCAAGCGGCGCAAACATCTTTTCGTAGTCTCCCAGTAAAACGGGCGGGTCGTAAAACACCACATCTCCACTTTCGACGAGCGGCAGCACCTCACACGCATCCGTGCCGAAAAACCGCAAGTTTGCGGTATTCTCTCGAAAACGATGAAGTTGCTGCATAATTTTCGTGAAGTACGCTTCAGTGCTGGCTTTGGCGTTACGGTTCAGGCTTGCGTAGTAAGGAATATGCTCTTTACCCAAATTTTTCGCTACCTCAGCAAAGAAGATGATAGTTGCAGCCATTTCGAGCGGCGAAGTCTTGTCAGCAAAGGAAGAAAATTCTTCGAGAACATGAGGTTTTAGGCGGCACTCAAAGGGCGTATCAGTGAGACCGAAACCAATCCCCCGCGAATACAGCGACACGTCCGTACTCCATATCTCCGGCGTAAACTGCGCGACTTTCCCTGCCATACTGGCGATTTGCTCAACCACGAAATTTCCCGCAAATGGTACAACCACACGCTTGGGACGCAAGCGCTTAAACTCTTGGTGCAGAAACTGCGAGATGATTTGTGGGGTTGTGCCGAAGAACATTACTTGAACATCCTTTCGCGGAATAGCTTTAAGCGCGGCTCAAGTTGCTGGAAAACTTCGTCTCGGTCATAGATTTCCTTACCTTGAATTGCAAAAGAAATATAGCGCCCCTCGTCATCCAAGCCAGTTCTTAGGCTAACAATTCCAAGAGAATGCGCCCCCACTAGCATTGCACGCTCTTCTGGCGAAAGGAAGTTCGGGATTGCCAAACGTCCACCATCAGCCATCATACGCTCTACGCAATGCCAAGCAAACATTGCATAAGTTTCCCGCAAACCGTCATAACGACTAAGCAGCGTCTGTATAGACGCGCTCGTTTTTTGTAAGTCAATCATGCTTAAAAATTCTTCTTCAGGTATCATAATGATTCTCCTTTCTCTTGTAATTTTTCTTCTGCCAACTCCGCCATTCGCAGCACAGCCGTAGCGTTGTTTTTGATGTTTTCCACTTTCTTCAAATGCCGCAATGTTGCGGCAAACTGTTCGTAGTGCGCCATGTTTGCCAAAATTACCGTGCTATCCTTGTCCGCAACCGTGCTTTCGGCGATGCGCGTCATGGCTGCGTCTAAGTCGTCTGCCTGTTCGGGAAGAAACATCAGCACTAATTCCCGAAACTCACCAATTCTGAAATTCAGCGAAGCGTAAGACACTTTCGAGGCTTCATCGCTCAGTCCTGAAGCGAGGCGCAGGTCAATGTCATGGATGCTGTCAAAAAGTTCCGCAAGAATCATTGCATCGTCCTTGCCCACAAGCGCGTTATGCGCAAGCTGCTTGCTTACGATTTCATCACGGCTTTCGGGCGTAGTTACGAACACCAGAATTTGCGCCAAACCCGCTTCCTTTGCAGCGTCTATGCGGTGATGACCGCTTATGACAACGTACTTTTCTGCGTTTTCATCGGAACGATAGACCAACGGCACAGACTCCAAGCGCCCGTCACGCTTGATATTTTGGACAAGCTGCGCAAATTTTTCAGGGGTGAAGTATCGCGCATTTTTCTTCTGACCGATGCAGTCTGAAGGTGCTACGATAGCGATTTCGCACATCCCGTGCGCTTGCAGGGCGGCATTAAGAGTGGCGAGGTCATGCTGCACGGTGAGATGCTCCTTTCACGTTGTTAAATTGACTGACACATCTACGCACGTGAGCCGGATGAACAGAAAAAGCATCGGCGGTTATCTCTGAAATTTTTCCGCTACTCAAAAATGAGCCATAACTTTCAACCAGTGCAGCGTGAAACTTGGCAATTACGAGCGGAAGCGATAGCTCCGTTCCGCTCATTTTTGCGACCTCTTTTCCGCTCGACGTTTGAATGATAACGACACACTCATCAACGTCCATAACGCCGATTTTGCGCCCGTTTGCGGTCTCTATGTACATTTGTGATTGTGCCATTAGAAGATGAGCATCTAATTTTTAGACCAATGTTATTTCTGCAAATATACTCGCCAGATTCAGTTTTTCCAGTGCGTTTTTGTTCAATTATTTGAGCCTTTCCGTTTTCGTTTTGGTGCATTTATGCGCAGCACACCATGTTCGTTTTTAGGAATTTTGCATCCTGACGCTGGAAAACAACCTTGATTTCTCTTGTTCCACGAATCACAATAACCATGTAATGAAGTACCCCTTTCTCAAAATATTTCTTGCTGGAAAGCATTCCACCTCTCACGCAAAAAAAGAGTGGGGCGATGCCGACTTGGAAAAAGTGCTGACCAACACGCTTGCGAACAGTGAGTTGAAAATTCCGTTTGTGGCTCAAACGGTAAAAGGGAAGCACCCTGACAAAAATTTACCTATCTACGGTTTTGCAGACCGCAGCACTATTCGCAAAACCGTTACAGACGGCGTTTCCTGTCTTGAAATTCAGCCGTGCGAATTTGCCGATGGGCTGCTGGAAACACTCAAAGACACTGGATTAGACAAACTCAGCGTGCGCCTTGACGGTGCAGATTTTTCGCTGGAGCATATTTGCTTCGTGGAAAATCCCGCCGTGAAGAACATTCCTGCACTCTCAGACTACGATTTTTCCGCACCCAAAGAAGGCAAAGAGTGGATTGACCTTAGTGCCGGAACAAGCGACGATGCGGACTTTGCTGATTCGCGGATGTCTATTGTCGGAAGAGTGCTGCGCAGTTTCCGCGATTGGATGATAGGCAAGCACGGACTTGAGGAAGCAGACAAGGTTATTCCTGATTATGGACTTCATGAACTGAAGGAGTGGAAACCCGAACTTCCAGAATGGGCAAGAGAGCAAATAAACGACGCACTGATGCGTGTTCGCGCTCTTGAAGAGCAAACAGGTATTCGCAAAAAAACGACGATAATTTCCGATTACAATTTTAACAACGAGGACGATATGAAAGAACTCGAAGAAGTCAAAGCAGCACAGGCAAAGACCAATGCTGATTTTGCGGATTACCGCAAAGCTGCTGAAGAGCGCGAGGCTGCCGCTATTGCGCGGAATGCTGCACTTGAAAAACAACTTGCCGAGATGCGCGATGCACAAATCCACCGCGACAACGCGGATTTCGTTGATTCGCTGGTGCGCGAAGGCAAGGTATTGCCGCCTGAGCGTGATTTGCAGGTGCAAGACCTGAATCTTGCGGCAAAGCAAGAAACGAAAATCAATTTTTCGGGTGCAGAAAAAACGTTGCTGGAGGCAAAGAAAGAAATGCTTTCGCAGCGTCCGGTGCTGGCTCCGCTCGGTAAGCCGATTGCGACGAAAGACAGTGCTGCGGGGGGCAGCGCTGATTTTTCCGAAGACACCGAAGAAGGACGGAGAAATCTGGCAAAAGCGGCAAAAGAATTGATGAAAAAAGAGAACATTTCATTTTCTGAGGCAGTTGAACAACTTGCCTCAAAAGAGGAGGCATCAGCATGAATAGGATTCAAGAATTGATGGCGAAAGCCGACCCGCTATTGACGGGATATGCGCAAGGCTATGGAAACATCTCCTACGTTGGCACGGAACTCCTGCCTGTTGTGAATGTGCCGAAAGAGCGGATTCGCATTCCTGAGTTTGGCAAAGAAAATCTGCGCATTCACAAGACGGAACGCGCTCTCCGTGCTGATTCTAACGTGCTTGAACCGGAAGGCATCAACGTCATCGAAATTGCTCTTTCCGAGCATGATTTGGCGTTTCCGATGGATTACCGCGAGGCTGAAGCAAGCCGCGACCTGCTCCGCAGCCTTGAGCAGTATGCAGCCACCAACGTTGCTGATGCTCTCATGCTCAAGCAAGAAACCATCATTGCCGACCTCGTGCAAAATCCAGCCACATACGCAGCAAGCAACAAAGCGGTGCTTTCAAGCGGTGATAAGTGGAGTGCTGCGGGTTCTACGCCGATTGAGGATGTTTTTGCAGCGCGTGAAGCTATCCGCGCAAGCAGTGGGCGCTATCCCAACGTGATGCTGCTTGGC